GGAAATACTGAACCTATTGCAATCAAGACAGCGCCAATTTTTAATTCTAGTCTCAACCTACCATCCATTGCGTCACTCCCAGACGATCATTTTGCAAAAGAATATGTTCGGAATAGAAAAATTCCAGAGAGTTCATATCCACAAATATACTTTTCGGCTGATTACCGAGCCTTTGTCGAATCTTTTGGCATTGATAAAGATATACACAAAAATGATATTCGGTTGGTCATACCATTCCATGATAAAGATGGAAATCTTACAGGATTCCAAGGTCGCACCTTAACAAATTCAAATATTCGATATATAACAATTAAACTGGTAGAAGATGGCGCTAGGATTTTTAATATAAATCGAATCACGGAAGATTCTCCAATCTATGTTTTTGAGGGGCCAATAGACTCCATGTTTATTAGGAATTCCGTGGCGGTCGCTTCTTCTTCATTGCACACTGTATCTGACTTTCTTGACAAGAATAAACTAGTTCTTGTATATGACAATGAACCTAGGAATAAAGAAATTGTTAAGCAGATTGAACACGCCATAGACAATCACTTTAATGTTGTAATATGGCCTGAAATGATTCAAGAAAAGGATATTAATGATATGGTATTGGCTGGCTTTGACACTGATGATATTTGTGACATAATGGAGAAGCACACTTTTTTAAATCTCAGGGCCAAGCTAGAATTTTGTAATTGGAAAAAAGTTTAATTTTAACGTAAAGAAGGAAATATATTATGAATGTAAATTTGATTTCGTACTCTCAGGGTGCTGATGGTAAAAATCTGCTGGAACAGATTGCGTATGCGGCTAGAGTATCCAATCCAGCCAACCAGAACAACTCAGAAACGTCCGAAAAACTTGTTAGGTACTTGCTTAAGCACAAACACTTTTCGCCTCTGGAGATGGTTTCTGTGTGCCTTGAAATTGAAACAACTCGTGATATTGCTAGGCAGATTCTTCGCCACCGATCATTTGCATTTCAGGAATTTTCACAGAGATATGCAGAAGCCACACAGCTTGGCTTTGTTACTCGTGAAGCTAGAATGCAAGATACTAAAAATCGACAAAATAGTATTGAGACTAATGATGTTGCATTGGCCGAAGAATGGGAAGCTGTACAAAAACAAGCTCTTGGTGTTATTCAATGTGCATATACTTGGGCACTTGATAATGGTATTGCCAAAGAACAAGCTAGAGCAGTGTTGCCTGAAGGAATGACTGGTTCTAAATTATACATGAATGGGACAATGCGAAGTTGGCTTCATTATATTGAGCTACGCACTGAAAAGGGAACACAAAAAGAACACCGGGAAGTTGCTATTGCATGTGCCACAGCAATTGAACCAATTTTCCCAATGATTATGGAGTTTGTGTATGCCCAATAATAAGAAAATTCTTAGGTTCACTGCTTCTTGGTGTTCACCTTGCAAAATGCTTTCTAAAAATCTGGAAGCTGCTAATCTCAATATTCCAATTGAAGTTATTGATATTGATGCATTTCCAGATATTGCGGCTGAGTATTCTATTCGCTCTGTGCCTGTATTGGTACTAAAGGATGGTCCGTTGGAGACTCGATTGGTGGGTCTTCAAACTGTAACAAAAATTAAACTATGGGCATTATCATGATTAACGTAAATATTAAAAAGTTGGATGAACGAGCAATTGTTCCAAAATACGCAACTGATGGATCAGGCTGTTTTGACATACATACATATGACACGGGTAAGGTTCTTGAGTTCAATTCTAAGGCATTTTCAACTGGGTTGGCGTTTGAAATTCCAGATGGTTATGTAATGTTGGTATTTTCTCGTTCGGGGCATGGTTTCAAAAATGACGTTAGATTGGCTAATTGTGTTGGTGTCATTGATTCGGATTTTCGCGGTCAACTTATGGTTAAATTGACTGCTGATGCCGAAGGTGGATTGTCTGTTGAGAGTGGTGATCGTATTGCACAAGCCTTTATTATTCCATATCCAAAGGTAAATTTTATTGAAGTTGAAGAATTGTCGGGGACAGTCCGTGGTACTGGTGGCCTTGGGTCAACAGGTAGTAAATAATAATATAGGAAAATAATAAATGGATAAGTCACAAGAAATATTGAGTTCTCTGGTAATTTTTAACAAATATGCAAAGCATGTAGCCGAACTCAATCGTAGAGAAACGTGGGAAGAAATCTGTGAGCGTAATATGGTTATGCATATGGAAAAGTATCCACAGATTAAAAATGAGATCAAGTCATTGTATGAAGATTATGTGATGACAAAGAAGGTTCTTCCTTCTATGCGGTCTATGCAGTTTGCTGGTGCACCTATTGAATTGTCTAATTCTAGAGTATTTAATTGTGCATATGTCCCTATGGATCACCCATTTGCCTTTGCTGAGTTGCTTTTTTTGCTTTTGGGTGGAACTGGTGTTGGATATTCTGTGCAAGACGTGCATATTAATAAACTTCCAGTTATTATCGGACCATCAACAAAGACTCGTAGATTTTTGGTTGGTGATTCTATTGAAGGATGGGCAGATGCGGTTAAGGTGTTGATTAAGTCATATACAACAGGTAAATCTGATCCTGTATTTGATTACCGTGATATTCGACCAAAAGGTGCACGATTGGTTACTTCTGGTGGTAAAGCCCCCGGCCCAGACCCATTGAAGATTTGTGTGGAACATCTTCGTTCTATTTTGAATGGTGCTATTGGCCGTAAGTTGAAATCAATTGAAATCCATGACATGTGTTGTCATATTGCAGATGCGGTACTTGCTGGTGGTATTCGTCGTGCGGCCATGATTGTACTTTTTGATATGAATGATTTAGACATGCTTTCATGTAAATCCGGATCATGGTGGGAATTGAATCCCCAACGTGGCCGCGCTAATAATTCAGTTGTACTTAAACGTGGTGAAGTTGCAGAAGCACAATTTAAACACATCTGGAATATTGTTGAACGTTCTGGTGCGGGTGAACCTGGATTCTTCTGGACTGATGATTTACATATGGGCACTAACCCCTGTTGCGAAATTAGCCTAAAACCAAATGAGTTTTGTAATCTTTCTACTATTAATGTATCTGACGTTTATACACAAGAAGAGTTAAATGCCGTTGCTAAAGCGGCATCAATTCTTGGTACGCTGCAAGCTGGATATACAGATTTCCACTATCTTCGTCCAATCTGGAAAGAAACCACTGAAAAAGAAGCTCTAATTGGTGTTAGTATGACTGGTATTGGTTCTGGTGCTGTATTGTCATTAAATCTTGAAGAGGCTGCTAATATTGTTAATAATACTAATATTGAATATGCCAAAAAGATTGGAATTAATCCTGCGGCAAGAACTACTGCAATTAAGCCAGAAGGAACTGCATCATGTGTAGTAGGATCATCATCGGGTATTCATGCTTGGCATAATGATTATTATATCCGTAGAATGAGAGTTGGTAAGAATGAAGCACTTTATCATTATTTGAAAAAGGAAATTCCAGAATTGATTGAAGATTGTGCATTCAAACCACACTTGGAAGCTATTATCTCAATTCCACAAAAAGCACCAGAAGGTTCTATTATTCGTACAGAGAAGCCTCTTGATATGCTTGAGCGAGTAAAGAAGTTTAATTTAGAATGGGTACATAAAGGTCATCACTCTGGTGCAAACAAGAATAATGTTTCTTGTACAGTATCACTCAAGGATGATGAGTGGGAATCAGTTGGGCAATGGTTGTGGGATAATCAGGATTCGTATACTGGCATTTCAGTGTTAAACCATGATAATGGTTCTTATGTCCAAGCACCATTTACTGATTGCACTAAAGAAGAATACGAAAATCTTATGAAACACTGTAAAAACATTGACCTAAGTAAGATCGTAGAAGTTGAAGATTTGACCACACTTATTGCAGAAGCAGCATGTAGTGGAAATTCTTGCGAAGTTACAACATTATAACAAAGGGAATAAAATGACAAATAAAGTAGTAGCAGGAGAATGTTTGGAATGTGAATCTTCGTATTATGTGGAATTCGCAGAAGAATTAACTTCAAAAGATGCGCCTATGTTCTGTCCTTTCTGTGGAACTCGGACGGATGATGTGACAGACGTAGACTTCGAAGATGAAGATGAAGATTATTCTGAGGACGAAGATGAATATGAAGAAGATTAATGTCATGGATTTATAAAGACGTTGAATTCACAGAAGATCAGATAGGGAACAATTTAGGATTTGTTTATATTATTGAAAACTTAAAAAC